GGCCTGCTACTTCCTCCGCCTGTTCAGCGATGGGCTCGGCGGCCTCAAGGGTGACCCGGGCGCCCAGGGTCCCGCCGGCACGAATGGCACCAATGCCTTCACGGTTGTAACGCAGGGCTTCAATCAGCCCACCGCTCAGAATCCGCTGGTGCAGTTTGTGGTGACGCCCAATCCCGCGATCATCGCGGGAATGAATATTTTCGTGGCCGGCTCCGGTTACTACCTCGTGACTTCAGTGCTGTCTGGCGGGGTGGTGTTTGCCACATTCCAGGTGGCTGCCCCGAATCCGGTGGCCTACGTCCAGGCGGGCTCACTCGTCGTCCCTACCGGCTCCAATGCGGTCGGGCTCCAGGGTCCCCAAGGTGTAGCGGGTCAGACGGGTCCACAGGGTATCGCCGGCCCGCAGGGCACTCCTGGCGCTAGTTATACTGCGCAGAATGGGTATGTTTACGCGACGACTTCGAACGCGCCCTACTCGCTCACCACATCCTATGCACCGCTAAACTTCGGCGGCCTATATCTGGGGTTTGTTCCTCCGGAAAGCGGCACCTATTTGGTGACGGCGACGATCCCGGTGACTACAACTGTCCAGACGGCCCAGACCACTCCCATCAACTACGCTCCGGAGTTGGTGTATGCCAAGTTTAAGTTCACCAACGCGACTACCCTAGCGGACGTGGCCGGATCAGAATCGTATTGCGCTTTCGTTTTCCAGGGCACCGCGCAGGTCCAGGCGCAGCAGGTGACGATCAATGCAATCTGCCAAATTGGGCAGGGCGAATCCTTGGTGGCTACTGGGATTGTCGTTGCCCCTCAGCCGGGGGCGGTCCTTGGGCTGGCATGGGCTACCATCGGTCAAGCATCTTTGTCATGGGTCCGAATCTCTTAGGCACGGTCGGCTCGAAACGGTGCAAGGGGATGCACCCGGTTATCCGTGACCGGCAGGCGAAAATTGTGGACCATTGCAAGCGGGAGCGCGGCGGCACGAAAACAGTGGGTGCCCCAGAATACAAACTGACGGTGACAAACTATCCGGACCCAAACGCGACATAATATGGACAACGATCACGAACACACTGACCTGGGCGTCAACCAGAAGGACATCTATATGGGTGAGGGGTTACCCTCGCCAGCCCCCTCGAAGGACGAGCCGGAGAAAGTTTATCCCAGTTTCCACTACTCCGGCCCGAAGGAGCTTCACCTGCCAGACGAGGGCAAGATGGAGATCCATTTCTGCAAGACTTCCGAGACCAGCCGCACTCGTAAGGATGGCAGCCACTGGTATGAATGTTGCATTGAGGTGAAGTGTTTCGGCAAGGTGGAAAGCGAAGACGGCGAGGAGAAGGAACCGAAAGCGGACGAAGCGCTTGACATCATCGCCCGCGCGCTGGGCAAAGAACGCGAGGAGTATTGATGATCCGCGTGGATGAAATATACGACGAGGCCCGGAAGATCATCGGCACCTGCGATGATCTGAAACTTTTTCGGTGGCTCAGTGACGCGGTCGGGATGATCGCGAACAAGGAAGACCTTGAGGGCTGGAAGGGTTACCTGGACATTTGCACCCAGGGCTGCGGCAGTTGCACTGCCGGCACCACATGCAATAATCCCGCCGGGTGTGGCCGGCGCTGTGTTGCTTTGCCTCGCGAGGTGGACACGGTGATTGGCGTCAACATCGGCGGTCAGCCGGTGTTGGGCCGGAGCCAGTTGTTTTCCTTCCATTTGAATGGCCCCGGCGACTGCCGGACTATTTGTGAATGGGCTTGGTCTGACCAAGGGAAAATGCACTGCACTTATCGCGAATTGACGGAGCCCGCGAAGCTGGTGGCGCATCTCCAAACCTCGGCAGACAACGGCGCCCAGGTGCTGGTTTATGGGTATGACGATCACGGGAATGTGTTGCGCCGGCAGGATACCAACGGGGCCTGGATCAACGGTTATCAGATCCCTACGATCTATGGCGTAGCGGTCCCCGAGGTGGGTGCCCCGGTGATTGCGCGTGTAACTCAACTTTACAAGCAGCCAACTGTGGGCAGCGTTCGCCTTTCGACCATCGACGACAGCGGAGCGACGGGAACCTTGCTCACCGTGATGGAGCCGGACGAAACCCTCCCGCAGTATCGACGGATTCAACTCAATCGCTCGTGCAATTGGGTTCGGATTGCTTACCGCAAGACCAATCCCATTTTCACCTCGAAATACGATCATATCCCTTTGAGGAGTCGATTAGCGATTCTTGTTGCTCTCCAGGCGCGCAAGCATATCGCGGACAATCAGATTGCCGAAGCACACTCTTACGAAGCGGACGCTGCCCGCATGGAGTTGGAAGCCCAGCAAATGGCTGAGGCGCCCCTGTTCCATCCTGTGCAGGTTGTGGATATGTCAAACCCTCGCGACAAATACGATTACGACATCCGCTAACGCATGCCTCCAAGCCCGAGCACCAGGATCATCGACAACGATGGGACGTTCTTTTCCGGCGTAAAGTCGGATCAGGACCCGGGCCAAATTCCGCTTGGCTACTCGTGGATGGCGGTCAACGCAATCAACATCGGCGGCACTTGGTCGTGCCGGCCCGGCTATCGGTGCGTAGTCCCGCTGCCTGATGGAAACCTTCAGGGAGGCTTTATTTTCCGGCCCGGCGGGAGCCTGGAGCAGTGTGTGGTCGCGGTGGACGGAAAGATCTACGTCGCCGATTGGCCTTTCGTCAATTTTCAGCAACTCACCAATCTCCAATTTTCGCCTTACGCCCGGCAGATCTTCTGGTGCCAAGCTACGCAGTCGGCTGAGCGGATAGCCCCCGACGGTGTTTCTCCTGGAACCGGACCAGCACCAGCGATCAAAGTCATCACACCAAAAGCGGTTGTGATAATCCAGGACGGGGGATTGACCGCGCCGGCTTATTACGATGGCGCCAACTCTGGGCATTTGGCGGGAGACATCTATGGAATTCCGGCGGGTGGGGACATGGCCTGGGTGGGGGATCGCCTCTGGGTTTCTTCGGGTCCCCAGGTTCTCGCCAGCGACATCTCGAACCCGTTCAGTTTCCGAGAGACGGGTTACCTGGGCGGCCAAGTCTCGTTTTACTTTTCTTCGAACGTCACCGCGATGGTTGTGACCCCCAGCACAGAGTCGCCGCAGTTGATGGTCTTCACGGACACTGACGGGTCACTAATTCAGGCCAACATCCGGGATAGGAGCCAGTGGACCACGACGCCTAATTTTCAAGAGCAGGTGATTGCTGTGGGGTGCCCGTCCTCGAAGTCTTGCGTGACGCATTATGGCCGGCTCGCGTGGTTCTCCCCTACGGGAATCGCGTTCTACGATCCGGCGCTCAGTGGCAAGATCACAAGTCGCCTTCCGGTGCGAGATAATGAGATGCTGGTGTCCAAAGCCGTCTTATCTGACGACTTAACGCAAGTGGCTACGGGAATTTTCGGCCAGTGGATGCTGGTTTCTTTGCCGGCAGAGGACGTTTACAACAGGCACACTTGGGTCCTTAATCACGCCAGCCTCACGACTCTCGCGGATGATTCGGGTCCCTCGTGGTCCGGATATTGGATTGGCACGCGTCCGGTTGAATGGATGTATGGCCAGATCGCGAACACTGAGCGGATTTTTCACGTCTCGGTGGATTACGACGGAAAGAATCGTTTGTGGGAGTGCTTCCTTCCGGACCGGCTTGACAATCGGTGCCCCATTACCTGGGGGATCTTTACGCGCGGCTACTTTGGTGCCACGGCAGCGATCCAGGAAAAGCCCCCAGGCACTCGCTGCCGGCTGTTGTGGACCGACATCGCTTTTGCAGGCATCGAGGAGAACGTGAACCTGGGAGTTTTCTATGCCGGCGGCACGCGAGGCGCATACCAGCAGATTATGAATAAGCTGGTTGCGGTCAGCAAGGGCAGCTTGTCCTACGATCAGCAACTCGACGCCAATTCGACCATCTACGGGTTTAAGCCGCAATCCCGGACACTGCGCACGGAGGATGCAAATCAGCAGGCGCCCAGTGATAGCTCTGGGGCGTGCTCAGTGGAAACTTGGGACGAGGACAGCATCGACCGGAATTTTCAACTGCTGATTGTGATGCACGGCCCTGGAACGATCAAGTGGATCAGGCCCTTTGCGATGCTGGTGCCTGAAGATCTCTCCGGCGATGCTAGGGCCTGTGACGATGAGACCGGGATTCGCGCAGTCCGCTTCGATGGGGTGGGAGTTAATGCGGACAACTACGCGGATGCCGTCGCGGAGTTGGCTGCGGCGCCGCTCGCAGATTACAAATCTACTCAGACCAAAATACTGGATCAAGGCGGCTTCGAGGCCGCCGGTGTCGGAACCGCTGAGAGCATGGTTTCGCAGAGCGCTGCGGATCGAGTGGCAACCATCATCGCCACCCGGATGGCGGAGAATGAGCTTGGGATGCTCCAGCCGCCGGTCACTTCGATAGGCAAGACATGAACGCTGTTCTCGATGTCTTGAAGTTGCGAAACGTGTTGCTTAACTACGTGTCGCCCCCGGTGTGCCAGATCATCTCGACGAGCGGCAGTGGTGCGGGCTCGATTTCGGTGGAAGCAAACTATGGGACCCCAGATCCTACTGGGGTTCGGGTGACGGGTGCGTATGGCCAGTTTTTGCAATGGGACCCGCCTCCCGGGCTCGTCTGCACCTCTCTTTATGTGGCGCAGAATCCGGACGACCCCGAGGGACCTTACACGGAGATCTCAGAATGCTGTCCGCTAGGAACGGTAACTGTTTGCAGTGTTGGGTGGTGGACTTATACAACCACAAATAGCAGCGGCGTGGAAAGCGCTCAGTCGGCTCCGGTGTTTTCTTCTGGATCGGAGCCAGTCCAGATCGCGATACAGATGCACGCGGGGGACACCGGATACACTCTCTACCGTAATCCAGACCCAACGAAT